CATATAGTTTTTAGATTCATTATACTGCAATTATCTAAATCACCATCTATGTGATATACATTAAATTGCTCAGTGTGCTTACTTTGAAATCCGCACTTTTCACAAGTGTCTTTTTTAACATATCCCCTTTGCTTCCATTTAGGTACTCCATGCTTTGATCCATTGCGTAGGCATGCTTCACATTTTTTTCTATAGTATGTCCGACCATTCTTTTTATAGTTTACAGCCGCAGGTCTTAGTTTACAATCACATAAAGGTCGCATGCTGTATTTACCACACCTTTTTGGTCCCTTTTTCTGGTGCTATTATAAGCATTTTAATTTCAATACGCATAAATACTACGAACACTTTTATTAAGGAGAAACATTATGGCATTATCATCACCAGGTGTTGAGGTTAAAGTAATTGACGAGAGTTTTTACACCCCATCGGAACCAGGCACCGTACCAATGATATTTGTGGCCACTGCCCAGGATAAACAAAATGGGGCAGGTACTGGTACAGCACCAGGAACGACGGCGGCAAATGCAGGTAAACCTTTCTTGGTTACCTCACAAAGAGATTTAGTAGAAACATTCGGAGAACCAACATTTTATACGGATACAAATAATAATCCGATACATGCAGGTGAACTTAATGAATATGGTCTACAAGCGGCTTACTCACTATTAGGCGTAAGTAACAGAGCATATGTTGTTAGAGCAGGAATTGATCTTGCAGGACTAACAGCAAGTGCAGACGCTCCAACAAGCGATCCAGCAAACGGCACATATTGGGTAGATACAGCAAGTACTATCTATGGTATCTTTGAATGGAATTCAGCGGCAGTAACTACAACAGGCGGACAGTCATTTAGTTACAAGGCTCCAACAGTAATTACTGACACAACACAATTAGTTGGTGGACTTGCAACAGGCGCACCAAAAACATCAGTAGGCGCAGTTGGTGACTATGCTATAACAGCGGCAAGTACACTACACAAACTATACTACAAAAATGAAAGTGGTGCATGGGTTGAAGTAGGTAGTGGCGCATGGAAAGCAAGTTGGTCTACAGTATCAGGTACTGCTGGTGCTACAACAACTTCAGGTTTGAACTTTACTATAAACAGTACAACAGTAACAGCAAACGCAACAGACGCAACAGCATTAGCGGCAGTAATTAACGGCTTGAGCATTTCAGGCGTTACTGCATCAGTTGAAGCGGCTAACGATATATTAAGATTACACTCAACAGGTGTTAACATTGTACTTGCAGAAGGCACAGGCGCTATGGGCGACATGGGTCTTGTAGCAGGAACATATGCGGCACCGGCGTTGAATATTGCCCCTCATACAAGTGTTCCCGAGTTTGGTTCAGGCGATACAACTCCACGTCCAACAGGAAGTATTTGGGCCAAAACTACATCACCGAATAAAGGTGCTAAATGGGCAGTCAAAGTTTGGAATAGTGCTACAAAATTATGGGACACTAAAGATGTTCCGATCTTTAGTACAAACCAATCAGCACTTGCTACATTAGACAAAACAGGCGGTGGCGTAAATCTTTCAACTGATTCACTTTACATCAAATCTAATGATGCAGAAGCAAGTGACTTAGTTGCTAATTTCAAAGTGTACAAACGTAGTGCAACAGGCGCAACTACTATTACTTCTAGTGCAGTTACAACACAAGCATCTAGTGGCACAGCATCATTTACTCTTCAAGAGTCAATTGTAGGCAGTGGAACACTAGCAAGTGCAGTTACAGTATCACAAAACGTCGACGGTGACGCAGGTGATGCAGATCATATTGCAGGTGCTATTAACTCAGCAGGACTTACAAATGTAAGTGCAAGCGTTGATAGTTCTAACAGAGTTGTAATTTCACACTCAAAAGGTGGCGACATTAGAATTAAAGACACAAGTGGACACTTAGCACAAATTGGTTTTAGTACTACAGATACTACAAACTTATATGATGCTCCAGCAGGCGATACAAGTGCAGACTTTATTGCTACAAACTGGAAAGTACTAAGTGCAACTAATGGTCCAACTGCTCCTACAGCATTAGCAGTAGATGGCACATTATGGTACAATTCAGTTGTTGATGAAGCAGATATTATGATACACAATGGTACTACTTGGGTAGGTTATCAAGATGCATCTAGTCCGTATTTTGCGGCGGCGGCAGGTGATAAGACTGACCCTGCAGGACCAATTGTAAGTGCAACTGAGCCAGTAGCGGCAACAGGACAGTCAGATGGAACTGGTTTAAAAGATGGTGACATTTGGATTAATACAACAAACATTGACAAGTATCCAGACATTTATCGCTGGTCACATGCTAAACAAGTTTGGGAATTATTAGATTCAAGTGATCAAACAACTCAAGACGGTGTTCTATTTGCAGATGCACGTTGGTCAACAGCGGGTGCAAACAGCAAAGAAGCAACTATTGTTGAGTTACTTACAAGTAACTTCTTAGACTTTGATGCTCCAGATCCTGCACTATATCCAAAAGGTATGATTTTGTTCAATACACGTAGAAGCGGTTTCAATGTTAAGAAATTTGTACGTAACTACATTGACTTAACAGCAGATAACGGACGTGATGGCGATGCACCAATGAGTGGATACTATCCACACAGATGGATTACTGAGTCAGCAAACAACGCAGACGGTTCAGGTAAATTTGGTCAATCAGCACAGAGAGCAGTTGTTGTACAAGCAATGCAATCAATGATTAATAGCAACCAAGATATTAGAGATGACGAATCAAGAATCTTTAACTTAATGGCGGCACCAGGTTATCCAGAACTAATTGGCGAAATGATTTCACTAAACTATGACAGAGGCTTAACAGCATTTGTTGTAGGTGATTCACCAGCAACACTAGATTCAAGTGCTACTGCACTTAACGAATGGGGCACAAACGTTGCTCTTGCAGTTGAAGACAATAGCGATGGTTTAGTAAGTAGAGATGAATACTTAGGTGTTTATTATCCATGGGGATTCACAAGTGACAACGCTGGTAACAACATTGTTGTTCCACCAAGTCACATGATGCTAAGAACTATTGCATTAAGTGATCAAGTTTCGTTTCCATGGTTTGCTCCAGCAGGAACAAGACGTGGTGGAGTTACTAACGCAACTGCAACAGGATACATTGATAAGGAAGGCGAATTTGTTTCGATTGCACTAAATGAAGGACAGCGTGATACGCTATTTGGAATTAGTGTTAACCCTATTACATTTATTACAGGCGCAGGACTTGTTTGTTTCGGACAGAAAACAAGAGCAAGAAATGCAAGTGCATTAGATAGAGTAAATGTTGCTAGACTTGTAATTTACATGCGTAGTCAACTTAATAAACTTGCTAAACCTTACATCTTTGAGCCAAATGATAAGATCACACGTGATGAAATCAAACAAGCGGCTGAAAGTTTAATGTTAGAATTAGTAGGTAGTAGAGCACTATATGACTACATAGTGGTTTGTGACGAATCAAACAATACACCAAGTAGAATTGATAGAAACGAACTATACTTAGATATAGCAATTGAACCAGTTAAGGCTGTGGAATTCATTTATATTCCATTAAGACTTAAAAATACAGGGGAGATTGCAGGATTATAATTCATAAAATGAGCCCCTGCAATATGGGGCTCGTTAATGATAAATACTTGTAACAGGAGTAAAACATTATGGCAATTTCAACACTCTCAAAAATTACAGTACCACTAGCGAGCGATAGCAGTTCATCAACACAAGGTTTGTTGATGCCAAAACTACAGTATCGCTTTAGAGTGACACTTGAGAACTTTGGTGTATCAACACCGACAACAGAATTAACTAAACAAGTTATTGATGTAACACGCCCAACAGTAAACTTCGAAGAATTAGAAATTCCAGTTTACAACAGTAGAGCATACCTAGCAGGTCGTCCTACTTGGGAACCAATTACATTAAACTTAAGAGAAGATGTTAACAACAGTGTACAAAAACTAGTTGGTGAACAACTTCAGAAACAATTTGACTTTTTCGAACAGTCAAGTGCGGCATCAGGTATTGATTACAAATACACTACACGTATTGAAATCTTAGATGGTGGTAACGGTGCAAACACACCGGGCGTACTAGAAACATTCGAGTTATACGGTTGCTTTATCCAAAATGCAAACTATAACACACTAGCATATAGTTCAAATGAACCAGTAACTATTGCATTAGCAATGCGTTATGACAACGCTATCCAAACACCACAAGGTGATGGAATAGGTACAGCAGTTGGTAGAACTATTAACAGCCTAGTAACAGGTGGTGGCGGACTATAATAGACCGTACAATATTGCCATAGTATTATAAAAGGGTGGCTTAGGTCACCCTTTTTCATTTTATACGCACTTTTCTTTTAAGGATAAATATTTGTATGGCAAACATACTTAATGGATTTTTAAACAACGTTTTCCAGGGAGCATTAAATCCTGGAGGTAATTTAAAAGATTACCAACATGCTTCACGACTATTTGTTGATGATGGTATGCGCCTTGCACCCAAGACAAAGTTCTTATATCATTGTGTATTCGAACTAAGCGATGAAGCACAAAAAGTTATTCCACAACTAGATCAAAGACACAAGCAAGAAATAAACATGCTTGTTAAGTCAGTAGATTTACCTAAGTTTAGTATACAAACAGCAACTAAAAATATGTACAATCGAAAAAAGAACTTACAAACTAGTATTGAATATGATCCAGTTAACATTACTTTCCATGACGATAATATGGGATTGACTACAACACTCATGGAAGCATATTATAGATTTTATTTTAGAGATGGTAACCATAGAGGTGAAGGAGTGAATCCGCCATACAATCCTAGAAATACATATGGTAATTCAATTCAACAAAATTATAGATACGGTTTAGATAACGATCATAAAACACCGTTTTTCAACAAAATAACAATCTATCAAATGGCTAGACATGAATACTTAGGATATACATTAGTTAATCCTATGATTACTGGTCTTACACACGACCAAATGGATAGTGCAGATAATAACACACCCTCACAAAACCAAATTAGTATTGCTTATGAAGCAGTATTCTACAGCAGAGGACCAGTAGGAGAAAATAGTCCTAAAGGATTTGCTACAGCACATTACGACAAAACACCTAGTCCATTAACAATTGGTGGTGGCGGTACTAGCAGTCTATTTGGAGGCGGCGGAGTGCTTGGTGGTATTAGTGACGTTCTTGGAGACATAGCAGGCGGACAATTCAACTTAGGAACTGCACTTACAGCATTCAATACATTTAAAAATGCAAAAAGTTTAACAAAAGAAGGACTGCGTGAAGAAGGATTTAATATACTAAAAGGTGCAATCACAAACATAGGTAAAGAGAACGTTGGCGGATTAAGTAATATTAATATACCTAAATCATCAGGTAACGGAGGTAGTGCGTCAGTGACAAATACAAACGGTGGAGCAGTTAATACTAGCAGTGCAATTTATAGTGATAGAATAATGCAAGCGGCCGCTAATAATAACACATCTGCAGGTGTTAGTTCAAG